TCCAGCGACAAGCCGATTACCCTCGCCATGCCGTTCACCGCGCTGCTGGACAGCGTGACTGGCACAAACATCCAGATCACACGGACCCCGTAATGAGCCGACTGAGCAAGTACAAGACCCGCGCACGGGCCAATGAAGGCGTGCGCGTGCAGCTGATAGACCCGTCCACCGGCAAGGTCGGGGATGACTGGGTGGAAGTGGTGTCCAGCCTCTCCGATGCGTTCCGCGATGCCCGCGACAAGGCATTACAGGACGCGGGCGAGACGGCGGCGATGGGCGACGATGCCAAGCGCAAGGAAGCGATGGCCGAGGTCAAGGCGTGCATGCATGCCTCGCTGGTGCGCGCGTGGAGCTTCGAGGAACCGTGTACGCCTGAAAACGTGCGCGAGTTCCTGAAGGAAGCGCCGCAGGTGTCCGATGCCGTGACCATCGCAGCGGATGACCATCGGCGTTTTTTCGGCAACGGCTCGACCGACTCGAAGAGTGGGCCAAAGGGCAAGTAAAGCTCTCGCGGCCACCGGAAGGCTCAACCGTCCCGCTGATGAAGCACCTGCTGGCGGTGTGGAAGCAGACGAAGGTCAAGCCGCAGGAACTCGAAGAACTTGGCGAGCCGCCGCAGGAACTGGTTTACCTTTGGCAGTGGCTGAATGAGCACGCGCCACCGTTGCTGTATGCCGAGCTGTCGCACTGGCAGATGTTGACCGGGCGAAAGCTAAAACCGTGGGAAGTCGAAACGATGATGCGCCTTGACCGGATCAGGAACTGATGGCTAACGAAACCGCATCGCTTGTCATCGTTGTCGATTCAACGGGCGTCGCCAAGGCTACCGAACAACTGGATGCACTGGCGGCGGCGGGTGCGCGTGCTGAGGCAGCCGTTGGCGGAAGTGGACTCACGGCTGCGGCTGATAGCGTGGCGGCGATTGGCCCTGCTGCGGTTACGGCTGGCGCGGGCATGTCCACCGTGGTCGATGCCAGCGCCGCTGTCGAGGCAAGCGTCACCAAGGCAAAGGAGGCCGTAAACGCGTTCGGTGAAACGGCAGCGATGGCGGACGCTCGCCACAAGGCGATTGCAGCATCCTATGCCGAGCAGGCAGCCGCTGGCGGGCAGATCGTTCTAAGCGAGCGGGCGATTGCTGAAGCTTCTGGCGCACGCGTCGAAGCTACGGCGGCAGAGATTGAGGCCACGCAGGCCGCAGTAGCTGCGCAAGACGTGCAGATGACCAGCGTGGATGCGTATATCGGTGCGACGGCGGAAAGTGTCGCCGCTACCGATGCTTCGACCGTGGCGATTGAAGCAAATACCGTGGCAAAGGGAATGAACTCGCGAATGACTTATTCGCTGAGTGCGCTGATAAGTGACGCAGCCAGCGGACAGATCGGTAGGTCAAAGCGAGAAATTGCAGCGCTTGCCAATGAGTCAGGGATATTGGCAAAAGTTTTTACGCCTACGGGGATAGCCATCGGCGCGGTTGCTGCGGCTGTTGCCTTTCTTGGCGTGGAGGCTTACAAGACAGCCGAAGCGGAAACCGAGCTTGAACAGGCGGTCACTCGGAGCGGCAACGCGGCGGGGCTGGATGCTGAGCAAATACACGCACTGGCCGCGCAATACGCCACCTATCATACCAGCGCAAAGCAAGTTGTTTCCATTCAAGAGCAGTTGATGGCGTCCGGTGCTGTCACTGTCAATACGTTCAAGCAGGCAACGCAGGCAGCGGTGGTTTTCGGTGAGGCTACAGGGGATAGTGAAAAGAAAGTCATTCAAGTATTTGATGAGCTATCTAAGAATCCGCTTCAAACGCTTGACAAGATAAACCAGCTTTATGGAAACATCACGCCGCAGATTCGCGACCACGTCGCGGCCCTGATCGAGGAAGGAGACAAGCTGGGAGCTGTGGCAGAAGCCTATCAGACCATCATAGACACGATGGGCAAGACGGCTGAAGCCGAACGCGCGCAGGAGGGGCTTATTGATCGACTGGTGGCGCGTTGGAAAAATGGTGCCGCGTCAATCGGTGAAGCCTACGCCAAGCTGGTTAACGGCCAATCGTTGACCGACCAGTTCGTGCAAGCGCGTAGCGACTACGAGTTGCATCTGCAAAGCACGAAGCGGAACAGCGTGCTTGACCGTGTCGCGGGTCAGGTCTACACGCCTGAACAGTTGCAGACCGAGCGAGCACAAGTGCAAACGCTTGCTGACCATATTCAAGCGATGCGTGACGCGGCAGCGCAAAAGGGACAGACGACCGAAGACAACAAAGCCGGAGCGTCGGCTGACACCTATTACGACTCCCACTTCGCCAAGCTAGACAAAATCAAGGAAAAGCAGAAAGAGATCAATGATCTCACGGCAACCTATGAGCAGATGTGGGAGCACACGGGCAGCGATAATGCCCGTCTTGCTGGCGTTCAGCGCGTAGTTGGAGCCGATGGCAAAGCTACATTCTTTGGCGGTAACTTCGACAAGGATGTCGCGGGTATTGATGCCAAGTTCAAGCCGCATAAGGCCAAGAAAGACCCTGAGATAAATGCCTACAGCACATTTTCTCATCAGGTCGATGCCCTAGACGTAAAGTCGATCACCTCTGACGATGCCGCACTGACTAAGTACGAGCAGGGCATTGCCAAGCTCGCCGACCAGATGGACGTTTACATGTCCAAGGGTGGCGATGCGACGAAGGCAGCCGCGCTGTTCAACCATGGTCAGCAGGACTTGCAGAAGACGCTCGACCTCAATCGGGCGAAGCAGGATGAGGCGGATCAGGCGTTTGACCAAGCCTATGCGAAGAAGTCGCAGGCGCTTCAGCGGTCGATTGATGACCAGGTGAACGCTATCGGCATGGGCGCAAAGGAGATCCAACGAACAAAGGAAATCTCCAAAGCCTACGCCGACGAAGCCGATGCACTGGCTAACCTTGCCCTACAGCGTCAGAAGGGCCAGCGCGGTGAATCAGGCGGCATTACACAGGATCAGTATGAGCATGACGTGCAGACGGTCAAGGCATCGACCAATGCCAACGTCGCCGCGATGCAGGATGGATTTAGGCGCATTGACGCCGCGCAGGGTAGCTGGCTCAACGGGGCCAAGTCCGCAATGCAGGACTACGCCGACGCAGGTCAGAACGTCGCAAGCCTAACCGCTGGCGTGTTCACCAATGCTTTCACGAGCATGAGCGACGCACTCACCAACTTTGCCACCACGGGCAAGCTGAATTTTAAGGGCTTCGTATCATCGGTACTGACCGACTTGGCGCGCATGGAATTGCGCATCGTCGAATCGAAGATTCTGAGCAGCATTATCGGCATGTTTCTTGGCAGTAGCGGTGGCAGTAGCTTGATGGGCAACGGTACAGGCGGCTTGGGCATGGAGCTGCAAGGTTCAACAAACTACATGTCTACTGCATGGGGCGGAGGGCGCGCGTCTGGTGGCCCTGTATCTGCTGGATCGCTCTATCAGGTCAATGAGAAAGGCCCGGAACTGCTGACCACGGGCGGGAATACCTACCTGATGATGGGTGGCGATGACGGCCACGTAACACCGAACATGAACGCACGCGTCGGAAGTAGCGGCGGCAGTAGCGCACCCGCCATCAACGTGACGATTCAGACCGTGATCCAGCCCAACGGCACGCAGCAGACGCAGACAAAGAGCAGCGGCGCAACCGACCAGCTGGCCAAGCAACTAGGCGAAGAAGTGAAGAGCGTCGTCAATCAGCAGCTGGTACGCCAGTCCCAGCCTAACGGCATCATCTGGAACCTGCTGCGCGGGCAAAACGCATGACCGACACCTACTCACTCACCGCGCCGACCATCGGTATCACGGGCGATGGAACGCTGGCACTTCGCACCGCCAAGTTCGGCAACGGCTACACGCAAGACGCTGCCGATGGACCGAACAATGAGAGCCAGACGTGGCCGCTGACGTGGACGCTAAACGCCACTCAGGCGGTGGCATTGATGGCGTTCATCCGTGCCCATGCGCAAGGTCAGACGTTCTTCTGGACGCCGCCGCTGGGCGTGCAGGGGTACTACGTCATCACCAAGTATCAGATTCAAGCGAATGACGGCAGCTACTACACGATAAACTCGACGTGGGAGCAGAGGTTCAAGCCATGACCTTGCAAGTATTCGCTGATGTTCAAAAGCTTGAACCTGGCGCTGATGTCTACCTGTTCGAGCTTGATCTGACGGCGCAGGGTGGCATCAATCAGCGGTTCCACGGCTATACGCAAGTCGGCGCGATCTTGTGGCAGGGAAACTCCTACCTGCCGTGGCCGGTGCAGATTGCAGGTATCGCACGCACCGGGGCGCAACAGCCAACACCGACCTTCAGCGTGGGCAACGTGGATGGCTCCATCTCGCTGCTGTGTTCGGAGTATGCCGACTGTCTGGACGGTATCATTCGCGTGCATCACACCTTCGGGAAGTATCTCGACGGCCAGCCCGGTGCAAACCCTGCCGAAGAGTTCCCGGTGGACATCTGGTACGTCAACCGGAAGTCGCAGGAAGA